CAAGTGATACGAAATTAAATTTATGAGCCGTCTTCGCCCCTTTCAACAAACCATTAAAGCCGCCGTCTTCCAGCATTGGCAAGAGGGCCGCCGTAACGTGTTGGTCAAATCGCCCACGGGGTCGGGTAAAACCGTGATCCTTGCCGACGTGGTGCGCTCGGTTGATCGTGCCGCCGCCGTGATCGCGCACCGCTCCGAACTCGTCTCGCAAATTTCGCTCGCCTTGGCGCGTGAGGAAGTGCGGCACCGCATCGTCGGCCCGGATAGCTTGAGGCGCAATTGCGTATCCCTTCACATGGATAGGCTCGGCCGGTCATTCTACGACCCGGGCGGCCGCGTGGGGGTGTGCGGCGTCGATACTTTGGTCGGGCGCGACGTGAAAGCCGACGCTTGGTTTTCTCAGGTCGGGTTATGGGTACAGGACGAAGCGCACCACGTCTTGCGCGATAACAAATGGGGCACGGCTGCGGCCATGTTCCCGAATGCTTTCGGCCTTGGCGTAACGGCCACGCCTGCGCGAGCCGACGGCCGGGGGCTGGGGCGCGACTCCGACGGGCTTTTCGACGGCATCGTGCAAGGGCCGGAAATGCGCGAGCTTATCGACTCGGGGTATCTGACCGATTACCGAATTTTCGCGCCGCCTTCCGACGTTGATTATTCCGAAGTGACCGTGACCGCCTCGGGCGACCTATCCCCCGCCAAGCTGCGCGCGGCCGTCCATGCTTCCGATAAGATCGTCGGCGACGTGGTGAAACATTACCTCAAGATTGCCCGGGGCAAACTCGGCGTAACGTTCGCGGTTGATGTTGAGAGCGCGAAAGAAATTGCGCAAGCCTTCCGCGACGCGGGCGTGCCTGCCGAAATCGTGAGCGCGAAAACCCCCGACCTCTTGCGCGCGCAAATCCTGCGCCGCTTCGAGCGTCGCGAGGTCTTGCAATTGGTGAATGTGGATTTATTCGGCGAGGGCTTCGACCTTCCGGCAATTGAAGTTGTGAGCATGGTTCGCAAGACCGAATCTTGGCCCTTGTTCGTGCAGCAATTCGGGCGGGCCTTGCGCCTCATGATTGACCCGGCCATTCTCGCCAATTGGAGCGAGTACAGCGACGAGCAACGGCGCGCGTTCATTGCGGCCAGCGACAAGCCCGTGGCCTTGATTATCGACCACGTGGGCAACGTCATACGCCACGGCTTGCCCGACGCGCCGCGCGAGGATACCTTGGGCCGCCGCGAACGCCGAAGCTCGGGGCCTTCCGACGCAATCCCGCTTCGTGCCTGCGCGAACGAAAACGCCGACGGCATGGGCACGCCCTGCGCTTCGATTTACCCCCGGTATAACAAGACGTGCCCGTACTGCGGGTTCTACCCCGAGCCGCCCGAGCGCACCGCGCCCGAATTTGTCGATGGGGATTTGTACGAACTCGACGCCGAGACGCTGGCCGCCATGCGGGGCAAGGTTGCACTTATCGACGGCGCGCCGCGTATCCCGCAACACCTCGACGCAATCGCCACCGCCGGAGTGCGCAAGCAACATCAAGCCCGGGTGAATGCGCAATTCTTTTTACGCGAACAAATCGCACTTTGGGCAGGCTGGCAAAACGTGCAGGGCTTCGACGACTCGCAAAGTTACCGGCGGTTTTTTCATGCCTTCGGTATCGACGTGCTGACCGCGCAAGCCTTGGGCCGCCCGGAAGCCGAAGCCCTGAGCCTGAAAATTAAAAGCGTACTTGATAAGCATGGAGTGATCCCGCAATGAACAACCTTCACGAATGGGCGCGCCGCTGGAATGTTCCGCTCGAAATGTTCCGCGACCTGCAAACGACCCTCGGCACCTATACCCCGCCGCTACCTGCCGAAGCCCCCGAGGCCGGAAAGTCGGAAGCGTGGGCGCAAAGTGCGGTACGACTCGAAGCCAGCGAAAAAGGCGTAAAGTTGTTCCGAAATAACGTCGGCGTCTTGGAAGACAAGACCGGGCGGCCGGTACGCTATGGCCTCGGCAACGACTCGCCGAAAATGAACGAGGTCATAAAATCGGCCGACTTGATAGGGTTAAAAAGCGTTATTATTACCCCGGAAATGATCGGCCACAAATTCGGGCAATTTGTTAGCGTAGAGGTCAAGGCCCCCGGCTGGCAATATACGGGGGCAGGCCGCGAACCTGCGCAGCTTGGATGGGCCAATCTAGTTAATTCAATGGGCGGCATGGCCTGCTTTGCTACAGGGCCGGGGGTTTTCTAATGGGCATTCTTTACAAATTGACTTTTTCTAGCGGTAAAGCCTATATCGGGGTAACTCGACGGCGGCTTTCTGCGCGAATGCAAGACCACCGGAAGCGGGCGGGAAGAACGAGGAAAGACGAAAAATTCGCGATTTATGAGGCTTGGCGAAAGTACGGCGAGCCAGTTGTCGAAATCCTCGCCGTTGTAGAAAATGAAGATTTGGCCGCCGCCGAAATTCGAGCAATCGAACTTTTTCGCACTCTATCCCCGAACGGGTACAACCTAACTTTAGGCGGGGACGGGGTACGAACAGGGCGAAAAGTTTCGGAAGAAACAAAAGAGAAATTGAGGATTGCTAATTTAGGTAAAAAACAATCTCTTGAAACTAGAAAGAGGCGGTCGGAGGCTTTGACCGGGCGAATTTGTAGCGAAGATACTCGGCGAAAAATTGGGGAAAAGAACCGAATAAATAGCTTGGGCAAATCTCCTTCGGCGCATACTAGAAAACTGCTTTCGGAAGCAAGCAAAGGCCGCACACATTCGGTATCCGAGGAAGCCCGCGCCAGAATGAGCGCAGCTAAAAAGGGCAAGTCTTGGACGGAAGCGCAACGTAATGCGCGGCGTAACTTGACAGCTTCGACAACTCGTATAAACTGAGCGAACTATGAGCAAACAAATCAAACTAGAAGCCCGGGAACGCATCGCACAAATCTTGCGTGCGGCCCTTGAGATTGCCCCGGCCACGGGCTACAACCGCATGACCCGCGACGAAATCGCCAAGCGGGCCAATATCCCCCCGACGTTGATCACGTACCACATGGGCACGATGATAGAGCTACGCCGCCAAGTTATGCGCGAGGCAATCCGGGTCGAGTGTTTGCCCGTGATCGCGCAAGGCTTGGCCGTGCGTGACCGTCACGCGCTCAAGGCCCCCGACGAGTTGCGGCACCGCGCCTTGCAATCGCTCGCAGCTTAACGGGGGCCGACGGAATGGCTGAATCGGAAGCAAAACGCGCGTATAAGGCCGCGTGGTATCTTGAGAATAAAGCGCGTATCGCCGCTCGAATGGCTGCGCGCTATCAGGAAACCCGCGAGCAACGCTTGGCAAAAGCAAAAATCGAATACGCCGCCGAGCGCGAAACAAAAATCGCTATCGAGAAAGCCCGATACGCCGCGCTTCCCCCCGAGAAAAAGCAACTCAAAGTCAAAGCCGCCAGCCTGCGCGATAAATTGAATCCTGAGCAAGCGAAGGCCCGCACGAGCTTACGCCGGAAACGGCACCAACAAGCGACGCCCTCTTGGCTCACGAAAGAACACAAGCGGGCGATTAAAGCCCTTTACCTCAAGGCGATGCACCTTACCGAATCGACGGGCGTAGAGCATCACGTCGATCATATCGTGCCGCTTTCAAATCCCACGGTTTGCGGGTTGCACGTGCCTTGGAATTTGCAGGTATTGACGGCCGCCGAAAACATTCAAAAAGCTAACCGGATACTCTTTAACCATGCGTGAATTGCCCCCAGCTTTAGCCCCTTTGGGGGCGTATAAACAATTTCTCTGCTATGCGCTTGTTCCAAGCCAAACGAAGCCGGGGAAAATGGATAAATTGCCCGTGTCGCCGCGTACCGGGCAAGTTTGCTCGGCGCACGATCCGCAAGAATGGGTAACGGCGGCCGAGGCTTGCGCAACGGCGACCGCGTGGGGGCAGGGCTACGGCGTCGCGTTCGTCTTTACGTCAAATGATCCGCATTTTTTTATCGACCTCGACGGATGTTTCGACGGGGTGAATTGGTCGCCGCTGGCCCTCAAGGTCGCCGCCATGTTCCCGGGCGCGGCTATGGAGTTGAGCCAATCCGGTAAGGGTATGCACATTTTCGGCACGGGGCAGGCCCCCGCGCACGGTAAGAAAAATGCCGCCCTCGGCATGGAGTTTTATACCGAGCTTCGTTTCGTTGCCCTTACCGGCGTCGGTTGCATGGGCAACGCTGCGACCGACTGCACGGCCGCTTTGCACGCCGTTACCGCTGAATACTTCCCGCCCGGGGCGACCGCCGACGGCGACTTTTCGTTGAGCGACGCCCCCGTGCCTGAATGGCGCGGGCCGGAAGACGACGACGACTTGATTCGCCGCGCGCTCATGAGCCGCAGCGCGTCGAGTGTCTTCGGCGGGCGGGCCAGCTTTGCCGACATATGGGAAGGCAACGCCGACGCCTTGGGCACCGCCTACCCCGACGCGAACCGGCCGTACGACGCGAGCCAAGCCGACGCCGCGCTCGTGTCTCATTTGGCCTTTTGGACGGGTCGCCACGGCGAGCGCATTAAACGCCTCATGCTGCGCTCGGGCCTCGTGCGCGACAAGTGGCACCGCGAAGACTATTTGCCGCGCACCATAAGCGAAATTCTCGCACGCCCGGGCGACGTGCTTACCGACCGTCTGCCCGAGCCTGCCAGCCTGCCCCAAGCGGCCGCGCAGGCCCCCACGCAAGCCGACGTGACCGGCCAAACGTTTCTCGGCCCCGACGCGCAAAAAACCCTCTTTGCGGGGTGCGTTTATGTTCAAGACCGGCACCGCGTCTTAACCCCCGGCGGCGTGTTGCTCAAGCCCGACCAATTCCGCGTCGCCTTCGGTGGCTATGTGTTCGCGATGGATTCGGTAAATGAACGCACGACGCGCAACGCTTGGGAGGCTTTCACCGAGTCGCAGGTATTGCGCGCGCCGCGTGCCGATACGATTTGCTTCAAGCCTGATCAACCGCCCGGGGCCGTAATCAACGACTCGGGCCGCCTTCGCGTTAATACGTGGTGGCCTGCCGACGTGCGCAGGATCAAGGGCGACGCGGGGCCGTTCTTTATGCACCTCGCGAAAGTGCTACCCAACCCGCGCGACCAACAAATTCTCTTGTCCTATATGGCCGCGTGCGTGCAACACAAGGGCGTTAAATTCCCGTGGGCACCCGTGCTGCAAGGCGTGGAGGGCAACGGTAAAACCCTTTTCTCGGCTTGCGTTGCCGAGGCCGTCGGCCAGCATTACACGCACTGGCCGCACGCCGAAGACCTCGACAGCCCGTTTAATGGCTGGATCGCCGACAAGGTGTTTATTGCCCTCGAAGAACTCTACTCGCAGGAACACCACGCGGAAGTCGTCGAGAAGCTCAAGACCTTGATTACCGGCGGTATGGGTATTCAAATTCAATACAAGGGCGTCGATCAAGCGAGCATGAGCATTTGCGCGAATTTCATGGTCACGACCAATTACCGCAACGCCATACGCAAGACCCCCGACAACGCCCGCCGCTTCGCGCTTTTCTTCACCGCGCAGCAATCATGGGCCGACATTCGACGCGACGGCATGGACGGCGATTACTTCCCCCGCCTGTACCATTGGCTCAAGCATCAAGACGGCTTCGCGATTGTTTCCGAAATGCTGCATACCTACCCAATCGCCGCCGAGTTCAACCCGGCCGGGGCCATGCACCGCGCCCCCGACACCTCGACGACGGCCGACGCAATTATCGAGAGCCGGGGCGGCGTCGAGCAACAAATCGCCGAAGTGATCGCGCAAGACACGCCCGGATTTATGGGGGGCTGGGTATCGTCGGTCATGCTCGACCGCTTGATTACCGATACCCTCAAAATGGGCAACCGCCTAAGCCACACGAAGCGGCGCGAGTTGTTGCAGGGCATGGGCTACGTACTGCACCCGGGCTTGCAAGAGGGCCGCGTAAATAACCCCGTGCAGCCCGACGGCCGCAAGCCCCAGCTTTACATTTTGGCCGACCATCCATCGCGCTACCTGACCGGCCCCGCCGAGATTGCCAAGGCGTACGCAGCGGCGCAAACCATCAAACCGCAATAGAAAAAGGCCCCTTCGGGGGCCTTCGGTTTTGGTAGGTAGCGAATCATGATAGTAGGAACTTCAAGCAAGCCGCCGTCGTGGCGATACCCGCGACGATTTGCACGAGGCGGGCGATAGTTTCGGCGGTCATTTCTTCGGCTTCCTCTTGCTGAGTTTCTTGGCCTTCGGTTTCTGCACCGGCTCGTCGCGACACGCGGGCGGCTCGGGGTCGTCTAAATCCCAAACAAGGCCGCAGCGAGCGCACCGTAATTGCTGGTCGGGGCCTTGGCGGGCAAGGCAGGTCGAAGGCTTCGTGGTCATGGTTTGATATTCCTTTCGATAGTTTCAGGGGGCGAGGCGTCGCGCTCGTCCAAGACTCCGCAAAGGATCAAGAACGCCGCAGCGAATAAAAAAGCGTAGAGCCAATTTTTAAGCATAGCGCGATTATGTATTACTTGTCGGATTTGTCAAGATACGCCCGAATGAACTCGACCGCTACTTCGCTAACGATTGCATTGCCATAACCGCGCAGTCGTCCCACGCTGGCGGGAGTGCGATCAGCCAACGGGGATGCGCCGGGTTCAACTGCCCGCCATTTGTTGTCGCGGCACAAGAGCCAATCAGCATCGCGCCAAGCGCCGTTAGTCGGGCCTGCTGCGGGTTGGTTAAGCTGGATGCTTCCGCTAATCCCGTTTGCCCTTTGTGCCCCGTATTCGCCTGCCTTCCCGGGTGCGCCGCTTCCGAGGCGCGCGGGGTCGGCCAGCCCGTCAATTGTGCGCAGTGTGGGAGTTTGTCCGTTCGCGTCGAATTGACTACGCTCGGGGCCGCTCCATCCTTGTAATCCCTCGCCGCTGGCGTCGGCCACGAGGTAAAGGCGTTGTCTGATGTGGGGCGCGCCGACGCCCGCAGCGCATAAATCAAACGCCCCTGCGGCGTAGCCCGCTGCTTCCAAGTCAGTTTGTACAAGGTCGAGCCAAGCGAGGCCGTCGCCGCTTGCAACTTGCTCGCCAAAGATTTTTGCAGGGCGTCGCTGAGTAATGAGGTGGAACCATGCGGGCCATAAATGCCGCTCGTCAGCAAACCCATTTCCTTTGCCTGCCGCGCTGAAAGGTTGGCATGGGCAAGAGCCTGTCCAAACTGGCGAATCATCTCGCCACCCGGCCCGCCGCAGTGCGTACGACCAAACGCCGATCCCAGCGAAGAAATGGCACTGTGTGAATCCGGCGAGGTCGTCGGGTTTAACATCTTCGATACTCCTTTGATCAACTTCACCGGGGGCAATGTGCCCCCCCTCCCTGATTAACTCCCTCAACCATTGAGCGGCGAAGGGGTCGAACTCGTTGTAATAAGCCCCGCTCATTCGGCGGCCTCGTTCAAGGCTTCTTCGATTTCGTCGAACGCGGTCAAGGCGTCTTCGAGACGGCTTGCGGCTTGCTCGGCCTTCTCGCCGCGTTCGGATTGCTGCAAGCCCTCGGGCATGTTGTCGTAGCTTTCCTGTTCCTCGTTTTGGAGGTCTTCGACGCGTGACCGCAAGGCGGCGAGTTCGTCGATAACGGCTTGAATTTCTTCGCGGCGTTGGTTGTTCATGGCTTGGGCCTTTCGCGTTTTGTTGATCGTGAAGTCATTATGCAACACGAAATCGAATTACGCAACACTTATTTTTAATTATTTTCGTGCAGGCGGTACGCGACTATATCGCCGCCGCTCGGGGGCGTGCCGTGGCTCCATCGTAGATCGTCGGCAATTGCGCCTCGCGTGATCGTGTGGCCGCTGCGCAAGCGGTAATCAACCAAGGTCAGCGCAGGCACCGGACGTTCGCCCCCGGGCCATTCGACCCAAAGGCAAAGACCGTCGCATTCCCCCTCGGGGTAGTTGCAGCCGCTCGCGAAGTGTGGGCAATGTGCGTTCATGGTTTAGGGCTTCGGTAGGTAAGCGGGGGCCGCCGGGGCGACCATATCGACCGCACGACCAAAAGCAAGTCGGCGAGCCGCGACGGCATCGAAAGGCGCAGGCGGGGGCGGCACGTTGGCCCCGGGCATATGGGGAATCCGGCCGCGCTGCATATCAAGAGCTTGAGCATAGGCCAGCAAGGCGGCCACATCGTCGGGGTGCGTTGGGTAGGTAAAGAGGCCCGCCGCTTTTGCGTTGCTCGCGGTTCGCATCTTCTTATTATATTTTTTAACCCCTTCGGCGTTGCACTTGCAGCAAATGCCCGTCGAGGTGTAACGCTGCGAGTCGTGCCCGTGGCTGCAAGGCTTCCCCGTGTAGTATTTGTTTTCTCCCGCGTCGGCGGCTTCCTTGCGGGTCTTGATCGGTAACATTGCGCGCCTTTCGTCTAGTGGTAGATATAGGCATATGATAGCGCGTAAAAAAGCCATAGTCAATAGAGGCGACCCCCGGTTAAAGTACCCGGCGCGGCCGGTTACTTGAAACCCGCACGGCGTAAGGCTTTGCGCGATTTTGAGGGGTCGCGGGGCGATCTTTTCCCCTATTCCCGTCTAATAATTTATAGAGGTATATATCGTTATATGTATGTATATACTCTATATCTTTATATATGTATCTTACTATCAACTTAAAAAGAGAGTTAAAGAGGTAAAGAGAAGGTAAGTAATTGATTTATAAAGGAAAATTCTACCTACCCGGAAAAATACCCGGAAAAAAGAGGCCCGAAAGCCGGTTAAAGGAAACAAGGCGCGATTTGTGGTTGTTTGTGGGGGCCTATATCACGTATAGTTACGGGCATGAACGCACAAGCCAACTTCCGATCAAAACGGATTCCCCGATTCGTAGAGGAATACGTAAAAGACCGCAACGGAACCCAAGCCGCTATCCGGGCAGGGTATGCCGTGGCGAGCGCGCATTCGACCGCAAGCGACCTCCTTAGCGATCCGAAGGTGCAAGCGATGGTCGAGGAACAAATGGCCCTCGTGAGCCAAGAGGCCGTCGTCGAAGCCGCCGACATTCTTCGCGAATATCTCGCACTCGCTACGGCCGACGCTTCCAAGATCATGCACGTACGCCGGGTCAATTGCCGGTATTGCTGGGGCGAAGGCCATAGTTACCAATGGAAAGCCCGGGAATATGCCGAGGCGTGCGACGCGGCCAGCAAGCCTGCCAAGCGCGGCGAGGAACCCGCGCCCTTCCCCGATTGCTCGGGCGGCTTCGGCTTCCGTAACAATGCCGAGCCGAACCCCGCTTGCCCTGAGTGCAACGGGGAAGGGCACGAGGATATTTTCTTTCGCGATACCGAGGGCCTGACCGGCCCCGAGCGCAAGTTGATTGCCGGTATCAAGCGCACGAAAGACGGCCTCGAAGTTAAGTTGCGCGACCAAGACGGGGCATTGAAAATTCTCGCGCAGTACGCGGGCCTCTTGATCGAACGAAAGGAACTCACGGGCAAGGATGGCCGCCCGCTGATCCCGACGACGCCCCCGGCCGACCTACCGAACGACCCGCAGCAACTCGGCGCGTTGTATTCGCAGATTGTGGGGGGCTGATTGTGGAAGGCTTCGACTTCAAGAATCCCGATTACGCTATGGTCTATAAACGCCGCTTGTCTATCCTCGGCAAGCTGCGCGCCGACCCGTCGTTGGTTCATGTTATGCGCGCGTACTACAAGGCGAACCCTTGGCAGTTCGTCGAAGACTGGGGCATGACCTACGACCCGCGCAACATTGAACGCGGCTTGCCTGCGACGATTCCGTTTATCCCCTTTGACCGGCAAACCGAGCTTATGCAATGGATCGTCGGGCATTGGCAATCGAGCCGCGACGGCCTCGTGCCCAAGAGCCGCGACACGGGCGCAAGCTGGGTCGCTATCGCCTTGAGTTGCACGCTTTGCCTGTTTTACGAAGGCATGGCGATAGGCTTCGGGTCGCGCAAAGAGGAATACGTCGATAGACTCGACTCGCCGAAATCGTTGTTCTACAAAGCGCGCGTGTTTCTTGCGAATCTGCCCGTCGAGTTTCGCGGCGGCTGGCAACGGGAAAAGCACGGCGCGTTCATGCGCTTGACGTTCCCCGATACCGGCTCGGTAATGACGGGCGAGGCGGGCGACAACATCGGCCGGGGCGACCGTACGGCCTTGTACTTCGTGGATGAATCCGCGCACCTTGAGCGGCCGCAGCTTGCCGAGGAAGCGTTGAGTGCGACCACGAATTGCCGCGTCGATATGTCGTCGGTCAAGGGCACGAACAACCCTTTCGCGATCAAGGCGCACAAATGGGCCGCCGACGATATTTTTATTTTCCATTGGCGCGACGACCCGCGCAAAGACGACGCTTGGTACGAGAATCTCAAGCTCACGAAAGACCCGACCGTTATCGCGCAGGAATACGACATTAACTACAACGCGAGCGTTTCGGGCGTTGTGATCCCGGCCGAATGGGTGCAAGCGGCAATCGACGCCCACGTGCGCCTCGGCCTCGACGTGTCGGGCAAACGCCAAGGCGGCCTCGACGTTGCCGACGAGGGTACGGACTTGAACGCCTTCGCCGGTCGCTACGGTATCTTGCTCGACTTTATCGAGGCATGGAGCGGCAAGGGGTCGGACATTTACGACACGGTTTCGAAAGCCTTCGACATTTGCGACGTGAGCGATTACGTCGAGTTCGCCTACGACGGCGACGGGCTGGGGGCGGGCACCAAGGGCGACGCGCGCAAGCTCAACGAAGCGCGGGCGGCCAAGAGCCAACGCGAAATCGAGGTGCGCAAGTTCCAAGGCTCGGCGGCCGTCGTTGATCCCGAGGGCAAGATTCCGCAGCTTGACGGCGACACGTCGAAAGACAAAGACGAGCGCACGAATAAAGACTATTTCGCGAACGCCAAGGCGCAGGCGTGGTGGTCGTTGCGAATGCGCTTTTTGCGAACATATCGCGCGGTCGTGCAGGGGCACCCGGTCACTGATCCCGACTCGCTTATCTCGATTTCGAGTAAGCTACCGGCTTTGACCAAGCTCACGCTTGAACTATCGCAACCGACATACTCGGAAAATGGGGCGGGTAAATTGTTGATCAACAAGCAACCGGACGGCGCGAAGTCGCCAAACCTTGCCGACTCGGTAATGATCTGCTACGCCCCTCAAGAGACGCGACGGAAAGGATTTTTTGACGTATGATTGCGTATGCACCCGAAAACATGCGCCCAATGCGGCAACGAAAAGTCCCTTTCCGATTTCGAGTTTCGGAAGGATACGCAGCGATACCGTTCGACCTGCAAGGCTTGCCGCAATGCCAAGCTACGCGAGGCGTACCCCGAGCAAGCCGAACGAATGCAAGCCCGGGGCAAGAAATGGCGCGAGCAAAACCGCGAACAATATCTCGCCCACGCGCGGAAGTACGCCGCAGCCAACAAAGAACGCATGAACGAGACGAGCCGCAAGTGGGCCGAAGCCAACAAGGAAACCGCCAATGCTCGCTCGATTGAATGGCGCAAAGCCAACCGCGACCGAGTACGGGAAGCGGCAAAAACCCGGCATCATGCCGACCCCGAGAAGCAACGCACAATCACGCGCAACCGTCGGGCGAAGCTCAAAGTATCCGGCGAACATAGCCCCGCCGATACTACCCGGATGCACCAAGAGCAAAACGGCGAGTGCAACGGTTGTCGTTGCAACTTGGCCGAAAGCGGATACCATGTTGATCACATTCGGGCGGTCGCCAACGGCGGCAGTAATGGCCCCGAAAATTTGCAGCTTCTTTGCCCGACGTGCAACACGAGCAAAGGCACCAAGGATATGCACGAATGGGCGCGCTCTAAGGGCTACGCCTGAAACCGAATAGGGGGTTCGATAATGATTGCTCGTTTCTTTCGCTGGCTATTCGCCGCGCCTGCGGCCGTAGAGGCCAAGCCCGCCCCCGTCGAACGGCCGGGGCGCGACTCTTTCTTTTCAACCGAAATTGACCTCGACGACACCTTGAGCCGCGACGAACGCTTGCAACGCTTGAGCGCGAAGGCGATACCGCGAACCGTGGGCGACACGTACGTAATGAACCCCGCAGCGAGCGGCCAGCTTACGACGTTCGCGCAAGACTCCAACAACGTACAAGATTCGTTCAAGGGCGTATTTGCCTTGAACCAAGTCGGTATCCCCGAGGTGCAGGCGGCGTGGTATGGCTCCCAAGGTTTTATCGGGTATCAGCTTTGCGCCTTGCTGGCCCAAAATTGGCTCGTGAATAAAGCGTGCCTCATTCCTGCGCGCGACGCGATCCGCAAGGGCTACAAATTTACGGTGAATGATGGCACGCAGGTAAGCCCCGAGATTCTTTCGGCGATCACCAAGGCGAACAAGCGTTACCGGCTGAATAAATCGCTCGTCGAGTTCGTGAAAATGGGCCGCGTCTTCGGTATCCGCGTTGCCCTCTTTGTCGTTGAGAGCGACGACCCCGATTACTACGTGAAGCCGTTCAACGCCGACGCGGTGAAGCCCGGGAGCTATCGCGGCGTGTCGCAAATCGACCCGTATTGGTGTATCCCTGAGCTTACCAACGTGAGCGCAGGCAACCCGGCGGCCCTC